CCACCCGAATCGAAGTCGTCGGCGCACTCGTAGAAACGGGCCAGGGCCTTCATGTCGTCTGGCAGCAAGAAGTTGGCCGGCTCGGCCAGTGCTGGTGCGGAAGGAGCAGCAGCGAGCATGGCGCCGTAGCACATGCGCGCCTTGTGGGCGGCTTGCTGGCAGCCGGTCATCGCCTGAAACGCTTCCAAGTCCTCGGGCTTGTCGAAGAATGCATCCGGCCACGATTCGAAGCCGTTCGCGATCATCTGTTCGGTCGGCTCGAAAGGCACCAGCTTCCAGCCTTCCGGCACGGCTCCAGCAGTATTGGTAGCGGCAAATTTCGACTTAAAGTATTCGACGACATCCTTGCGGCGCATGTTTCGCGCCTGAATGTCTCCTGTTGCCATCTCGTATGCTTCGAGCAATTCGACCAACTCTACGGTGTCGAGGATTGGCGAGGCTCCAGCAGTATGAGCGGTGGGGCGAGCAGCGCGGTCGGCTGCGATGGCTTGGCGGGCGTATTCGTGCATTTGGTCTGCGCTGTAGTCGGGAGCAAATCGGCTATGCGTTGCCTCCGGCAGCGCCGGCAGCTCGCCTTCTTCTGCCGCCTTATTGGCAATGCCCGGCAGGATTTCCATGACCTCCAGCACTTCCTGGCCCGGCTGGGCGTGCTCGAAGCGGCTGCCGTATTCCTGCAAGATTCCGTGGCCTGCGCTGGTGATGAGCGCGGCCCAGCGACGGCGCTGGCCTGCCTCTGGCCCGAAGTACAGCGGCTCGGTCGGGCGCTCGCCGTGGCGCATGCGGCGCTGCGGGTCAACGGTGTCGAGCTGCGCACGGATCGCGGCCACTTCGCCGGCCACGACATAGCCTGCCGTGTTCGGGATCGCAGCCAGCGCTCCAGCAGCGCCCATGAATTCGAGCAGCTCGGCGCCGGCGGCGGCCATGTTGTTCGCCAGCTCGGTACGGCGGGCGTGGAATTCGTCGTTGGTCATGCAGTCTCTCCAGGTTGATATTGTTGGGCCGGCTCACTCCAGCGCACGTCGCGCGCGGCGCCGAAGGCGTACAGAAACTCGATGAAGGCCGCAGCCTCCTTGACGCGGAACTCCCGCGACTGGATGCCGAGCTGGACGATGCGCCGCCCGTCGAAGCTCGGGACCACGCGCGCATCGTGATGCAGCGGGGTGCCGGCGGCGCGCATCTCGTCGGCAAACTCGTCGATCAGCAGGCGCTTCATGTCGTCGGTATCCCACTTGCGGCCGATGTGCTCGACCTGGCGCGCGATATCGCCGATCATGGCGTGGTACTTCTCCTCCTGGATGCGCTTCTTGGCTGGCTCGGAGATCACCACCATGAAGCCCGGCGGAGCATCCATCACGCAGCGCGCGGCGTTGTTGCGGGCCTGGTCGTGCGCCAGGACGAAGGTGCGGCGGGCCGTCACTTGCGTCCCCAAGCGGCATCCTTGAGCGAGACACGCTGCGCGGCCAAGCCCTCAATCGCGCTCACGCACTGCTCGATGCGCGCCAGTGCCTGACGGCCGGTCTCCAGCAGCTCATGTACGGCCGCCATATCTGGTTGTGCATCGCCGTCAGGTTGCATGCAGCGCAGGACCTGCGACGACACGGCGCTGAACTGGCCGCACAAGATGGCGAGCCGCTTCTTCTCGTCTTCGTGGGCGCCGCGCACGGTGGAGTATTGGCCGCGCGCGATGAGGGTTTCTTGGTCGATGGTCGTCAGATCGATCATGCTGCGCTCCCCTGCCCGCCGCCGAGCATCTGCATGCTCTCGGCGATGATGTCGGTGGCGTAGCGCTCGATGCCGTCCTTGTCGGTGTACTTGCGGGTCTGCAGTCGGCCTTCGACGTAGACGGCCGATCCCTTCTTGAGGTACTGGCCGGCGATTTCAGCCAGGCGGCCGAAGAAGCTGATGCGGTGCCATTCGGTGGATTCCTTCTGCTCGCCAGTGTTCTTGTCCTTCGACTTGAAGGTAGTGGCGACCGCGATGTTCGCGATGGCGTCATCGCTCGGCATGTAGCGCACTTCTGGATCGCGGCCCAGGTTGCCGACGATGATGACTTTGTTGACAGATGCCATGGTTATGCCGCCTTCTTGAGTTCGCCCATGCGGGCATTGAAATGGCCGGTGTACAGGCGCTTCTGCTCTGCTGGCAGGGCGTTCATCACCTGGGTAAGCGCCGGCACCGTCGCCGCAGCATTGAACTGCGCCAGGATCTCGGCATCCGGCTCGGGACCAGCCTGCTTGCCCTGAGCCTGGGATTGCTGTTGCGCCGGGCCGGCTGCCTGTTTGCGCGGCTGGGAAGCCGCATTGCCGTCGTCATCCTCGGGGGCGATGCCGCAGGCGGCCATGAGCGAGTACCGCCGCGCATAGGTCAATGCCGAGCCGTAGCCCTGCGGGTCCTGCTTAGCTGCAGGAACATGCAGGCGGCCACCCTCCAGGCATTCGCCCGATTCGTGGATAAACACGGTTTCGACCGTTACTCCGCGCTCGTCGTCGTGGGTGCGCTGGATCATGGCTATGCCGTGATTGTTCAGCGAATCGATAACCGCCTCGACACAGGCAGCCAGGTCGGCGTACTTGCTCTTGAAGTGCGGGTTGCTGGACGACTTCAGCGCAGGCGCAAACTCCTTCTGCGCCTTCACGAATGCCCCGTAAATTTTTGCCTTGTCGGTCATGGTCAATCCTCAGAATGGCAAGTTGTTGTCTTTGATGTGCTGCTCGTGCTCTCGCTGCTGCTGCTCGGTCAGCTTCGGCGCCCAGACGCCTGCAGGCTTGGAGCGCGGGGCCGGCGCGAACCGGCGTGCATGGATGCGCTGGAATTCGTACGCCACCAGGGCGTCGTGTGCTTCGGACTCGAGCTTGTTCATGGTCAGAACCCCAGCCAGTACGTGCGCAGAGCGCGGAAAGCGGCCTTGCGCGGGCCGAAGCCGGCCAGCAAAGACAGGTGATACTGTTGGCGGAAGTGGCGGATCACAGCACGCCCCTTTCCACGCCCAGCAGCTTTGCCGAGAGCTGCGTCATGCGCTTGTGTTCGGCGTTCAGCATGCAGATCGCCTCGATGCGCGCGTCGTCGATTGCCCGGATGTTCTGCTCGCTCAGGGCCAGCTGGTGGCGGATCACGGCCAGGCGCAGCGGCTTGAGCAGCTTGCGCGCCAGGCGGCGCACGACGCGGTACGGGCCGCGGGTCAGGCGGATGGCGGCGATCATTTGGCACGCTCGGCGAGCATGGCTTCGGCCATCTTGTAGGCGCGCGTTGCGACCTCCTCCGCCTGTGGGTTGAAGTCAGGGTCCGCCAACATCCCTTGCATCGCCTTCGCCGCGAAGTAGTCCAGCAGCGACATGCCGTTGAAGTCTTCGTCCTGCTGCAGCCCTGGCACCGGAAACGCCGGCCCGCCTGTCTTCTTGCTCATCCCTGCTCTCCTTCGTTTGCGCCGGCGCGGCCGGCTTCGGTTAATTAGTAAGCGATCGACACGCCCGGCACCTGGCCGGATGCGATCAGGGTCACACACTGCTTGGCGCATTCTTCCGACAGGCCACCGGCGACCAGCGCGGCCAACGCAGCGCGGTTGATCTTCGCCTTGTGGGCCTTGTTCGCCTCGCGGCGCGCCAGGTCGGCGGCAGCGGCGGCCTGCTCGGCGGCGACGCGCTCCTGCTCGCGGCGCACGGCGTCGGCTGCCTGGCGCTCGGCCTGCTCCTTCGCTTCCTGCTGCTGGCGCTCGGCGCGGGCGGCGGCATCGATGCGCTCCTGTTCAGCGCGCTGCTCGGCTTCGACACGGCGGCGCTCGGCGGTCTCGGCGGCCAGCTTCAATTCCAGTTCGCGGCGGGCGGCGGCTTCACGCTCGGCGGCGGCGCGGGCTTCGGCTTCCTGGGCGGCGCGGGCGGCTTCAGCCTTGGCGCGCTCTTCGGCAGCACGGACGATGGCAGCTTCTCGCTCCACGCGCTCACGCTCGGCGGCTTCGGCGCGCAGGCGGGCCAGCTCAGCTTCGCGGGCCTCATGCTCGACCGCTGCAGTGTGGCGCTGGCGCAAATCGCGCAACACGGCGTCTTTCGCCTCCAGCGCCTGGGGCTTAAACTCTGCCCAGTCGTCGCCGATCACGACCGGCTCCAAGGCAGCAACCTCTTCGGCCAGCGCGACGGCGTTGCTGGCGGCGGCGCCGGTATTGCGCAGCTCGGCCAGGCGCTCAGCCAAGTCGGCAACGCGCTGCTTCTCGCGCTGCTCGATTTCATCGATGGCGGTCTGGTGAACGGTGATCATGGCCTCGATGCGGGCGTTGATTTCCTTCGCCTCGGCATCGATGGCGCGGCCCACACGCAGCGACTCTTCCTTCGCTGCCTTGCGGGTGCGCTCCAGCGCGCCTTTCGTCAGGCGCAGGGTGTTCACATGGCTGCGCGCTTCCTTGTTTCCCTTCGGCGATTCGTAGTCGAACACCAGCGAGGCGTTCTTCTGCTCCAGCTCAGCGAGCTGCGCGTAGAAGGGCTGGTACTCGGCGACGGCGCTTTCGACCTTGTTCAGCAGTTCCATCATTTCTCCTTGTGGTTGTTGGTGCCGGTTACGTCTCCGGCGCCGCTGGTGCGGCCGTGGTGTGGTGGCCGGTGCTGATTTCCGGCTTGAACTATCACGGGCTTAGGCGGCACCTCCGAAGAGGGATATGAATGTCCACCCGCTTTATCTGACGCTCTTGGCTTACCTGCTATTTACCCGCCTTGTCTTACAGCCAAGCTCCTGCAACATCAGTTCGCTGCTCGAACAACTGCGCATCAGCCTGCGCATTCACCACAGAGCTTGGCCCTGTCCAAGCGTCCTTGAGTGGGCCAGGCGGGGGATCGAACCCCGCAATGCCGCCCGTCACCAGGCGCCGCTGTACCAGTTTCGCGTTCCGACCTCAAGACCAAGCTCTGTGGTGGCTCCTTACGGGAGCCAGTCGGCCTCTGACGCGGCGTGCGGGGCATACTCAGATCCCACTGTCCCGTTTTCCTGACCCGGGCAAGGCAATCCGCGCGTTACGGGGCGCGGCGCGCCGTCTTGCTCTATGCCGCCCTTGCGTCCAGCCAGTTCGCAATGCGGTCGTCCTCAGCTGCCTGGCGAAGATTCGCCTTGTCGACCAGCTGCTCAGGCTCGGCGCGGCTCAAGGCCTCGTTCCACACCATCTGCTCCATCAGCTTTTCAAAGCCCTTGCCGCCTGCCAGCGAGTCCCGGACCAGGGAGTTGGTCTGTGCACGGCTCGATGCAGCCAGCCATTCGTCGAACTGGCTATAGACGCGGCTCTGCTCCTTCGTGTCGCCGGCCAGAATCGCGGCCTTGATCTCCCTGAAGTGCTCCCAGGTCAGTTCGTGCAGCTCCTCGCCGTCAGGGTCATGGCAGTCGGGTGGGTTGTGGTAGCACATGGCTCTCTCCAACTCAGGCAGCGACCACGCCCAGGTAGCGGAAGATGCGGTCCGCAATCGACGGCTCACGGCGCGCTTTCTCGGCCAGCTCCTTGCGCGCCTGGCGTTCGCCAGTCTCCAGCGCGATCCGCTGCATCAGGTCAAACAAGGCGTTCTCGCCGCGCGCCGAACGCTGCACCAGCTCGGCCAGCGCCTGCTCGTCGTTCATGTACACGCCAACGTGGCGCGCCATTTCGAGGGTGTTCAGTGCGCCGTCGGCCTTGATCGCGGCCATGATCATGAAAGCCTTCTCGCGGGTCAGCTTGTCGAGCTCGGCTTGCTGCGTGATTTCGTTCGGTGCCATCGTCTTCTCCTGGTGCGCCCGGATGGGCTCGGTTGCGTCTCGGTCACTACAACCACAGGTTACAGCAGCCTCAACAGCATTGCAAGTAAAAGTTGTAGATATGGACGAAAAAAAGCCCGGTGTGCAACCGGGCTGTTGTAGAGCGGGGGGGGTTACTTCGCGTCCTGGCCTCGCGGAATGCCCATGAAGCCGCGCATCACCCATCCAGCGCACCAAGTGAATGCGGAGAATATTGCCGCAGATATGATAGTGCCGATAATAATCCCGCCATAACTCTCGATACGAGCGCTGTATATTGCATCATCGAGTGCCACCAATTCTGAATCGCCCAGCTTGATGGTTTCCGGTCCATATTCTGATCCGCAGACATAAACAGAGGCCCATTGCGGCCGCCCCTCTACTCTGGCCTCATAACGAGGACCGCTGCCGCACGTATCAACTAAAATCGGCTGCCCTTCGAACATGCCGTACTGTCTGTAAAAGTGCGGCTCTACATTAAACAGAAGTATAGCGCCGGTTAAAACAATTAAACCGGTGATAATCTTCGCTATTCGCCTTGCCCCTTCAAAAATATTCACGCCACCTCCGTCAAATATGCGTGCTTTCTTTTCTAACGACCTTGCCGATAACGATGCACTCGGCGCCCTTGCATGACTTCCTGTGGTACTTGCGTTGATCCAGGTTGTCGGACGTGAGCCACCACATCCCAGCGTCCCGCATCATGCGCTTGACCACAACCTCACCTTCATAATTCACCGCGTACACTGAGCCGTCGACCAGCTTTTTGTCGCCGGTGTTCACCACGATCACGTCGCCGTCGAACAGCGACGGCTCCATGCTCTCGCCGCGAACGGTGATGGCCAGCAGGTCGCCAGCCACGAAGCGCTCGTTGCGCACCCATTCCGTGGGCACGCGCATCGTAGTGCCGTCGTGATGCTCGGGCTCGACGCGGAAGCCGGTAATCCCGGCCTGCACCTTGATCGTCACCTTCATGATCGATGTAAGGCTGGGGTCATCCTCGTCGGCAGCCTGCACTCGCATCATCCCGGCTGGCACCGGCGCAGCGGCGCCCGGGTGCTGGTCCATGACGATGCCGAATTTCAGGTGCGCGGGCGTAACGCCCAGGAAGTCAGCCGCCAAGTCGAGGTTCTTCCCACGCGGCTCCGAGTCGCCCGCGACCCACTTCTGCACGGCCTGCGGGCTCACGCCTACATGACGCGCCATTTCTGACTGGTTGCCGCCGTTCCTCGCCTGCAGGAGCTGTTCGATTCTTGTAGCCATAGTTTCCATTCAGCCATCTTACAAGCAACCGTTGTAGATAGCACTGCAAAAATAAGTTGTAATTGAACGTGCGATGCTGTAACCTAGGGTTGTAACCAACGACTAGAACCGAAGACCATGGAAACCGGAATCGCAAAAGCAATTCGCCTCGCTGGAAGCCAGACCGCTCTCGGCAATCTTCTCAAGCTCACGCCCCAGGCGATCCAGAAATGGGCCGCTCAAGGTGTGGTGCCTGGCGAACGCTGCCGCGAAGTCGAATCCCTGCTCGACGGCCAAGTCACGCGCTACGAGCTGAACCCAACCGTGTTCGGCGAACCACCCCAGTCGCAGTAATCCGCGGCTTTTTTCTTCGGGCAAAAAGTTGCCCGTAGTACCTGTACCAGAAGCACCTACCCCGTAACCCGCATCACCAAGGAGAAGTAAATGTTCCACGCAGCCCAAAACGAAGACACCCGCATCCACCGCGTGGAAGTCCTCGTCAGCACGACGGAAAAGAGCAAGGCAAAGGAAGTGGCCGCGGCTGCCGGCCTCGGATTGTCGGCCTGGTTCCGCACCCTCGGCAACGAAGCGATCAGGCGCCATGGTAACGGCCCGGCGACCGGGAAGGAATCCCGACATTGTCCGGGTCGTGGCCGCCCAGCAGCACGGGCGCGCGGCGTGGCGTCGGGCCGGAGGCACCTTTAATGGCTTCAGGCTTCGAGGCCAGGAGACAGGCAAAAAAATAGCCCGGTTTGGAGCCGGGCCATGAAAGGATTTCAACAGTGAGCACATTATCACCCGAAAACCACGCGGCGACAAAGGTTATCGCCAAGGCGTGTAGTTGGGCCGACCAGCGGCGCACCGTTCGCGATGCTGCAGATGACCAGAAAGGCCGCGCCATTGGCCGCCTGGCCAAGAGCAGCGACGAGCTGGCCGAGGCCGTCGAGAAATACCGCAAGGCCGGCGGTCAGCCATGACGACCTATGCTACCTACGGCCCAAACAGCTTGGGCCATTACATCATCGGCTACCCCACCCCGGGCGCTCCCCACGTCCTGACCGCCATCGGCGTCGCCTCTACGAAATCCGGCGCCGATGCAGAATGCGCGCGCCGCAATGAGGCCCAGGTGGCCGAGCAGCGCGCCAACCTCGCCCGCAAGGCGTCTCTCGTCATCCTGGATGTGGGGCGCCCATGAACTACTACTCCTTCCACCTGGGCGACTACGCAGCCCACACGCGCCATCTGAGCCTGCTTGAGGATCTGGCATACCGCCGCATGCTCGACCTGTACTACACCACCGAAGCACCGTTGCCGTCTGATCCAGCCAAGGTTGCTCGTCTGATCGGCATGCGCGAACACATGCAAGAAGTCACCGATGTGCTGTCTGAGTTCTTTACGAAATCAGAAGCAGGTCACAGCAGCTCGCGCTGCGATCGTGAAATCGAGACCTATCGCGCAAAAGCTGAGCGCGCGAAATCCGCCAACAAGGCGCGTTGGACTCCGAAGCAAGATACAGGCGCATCTGAACCTGATATGAAATCAGATATGAAGTCTGATCTGAAATCAGAAAGCGCTCAGATCCCAACCAAGAACCAAGAACCAATAACCAAAGAAGATCCCCCCATACCCCCCGCTGGGGGGCAGCACGTCGAGCAGAAACGGAAAGCAGCCGTCTCCCTGCAGACTTTCCTGGCGGACTGCCGTTCGGTCGGTGAGAAGCCAATCCCCGATTACGACCCCGTGTTCGCCTATGCCGACAAGGTCGGGCTTCCGGCCGAGTTCCTGTCGCTGCACTGGCGCGAGTTCAAGGATCGCTACCTGGCTCCCGGGTCGAAGCGCTACACCGCCTGGCGGACCGTGATGCTGAAGTCGGTCAAGGGCAACTGGTTCAAGCTCTGGTTCGTCGGCAATGACGGGAACTACGCCTTGACGACCGTTGGCCAGCAGGCCCAGCGCAACCACGCGGAGGCCGCATGATCGAGCTGTTCAACATCCAGGCCGAGCAGGATGTGCTGGGCGCCCTGCTGCGCGACAACGACGCCATCGATCGCATTCCCGAGCTCGACGCGGCGCACTTCTTCCGCGGCGACCACCGCGCGATGTTCACCGAGATCACCGCGCAGCTAGCCGCCGGCAAGCGCGTCGACGCCGTGACCCTGGCCGACAAGGTCGGTGCGGACGCCCTGCCCTACCTCGCCAGCCTGCACTCGTCTGCGGTCAGCGCGGCGAAGATCGAGTACCACGCCCGCATCGTGGTCGACAAGGCGACGAAGCGCGCCCTGCAGGCGTTGTCGGTCGATCTTGAAAGCGACGTCCAGTCGGGCAAGGACAGCGCCGAGTGCATCGCCGATGCCGCGGCCAAGCTGGACGACCTGGCCGCCCGCAAGGCGACCAAGGACCCGCGCCGCATCGATGAGACCCTAGGCGAGTACCTGACGCTGCTGCAGGACCGCATGGACGGTAAGATCCGGCCGATCCCGACCGGCTACCAGCACCTCGACGACATGCTCGACGGCGGCCTGGAGCGCGGGACCCTGACGGTCATCGCCGGCCGCCCCGGCACCGGCAAGACCGCTGCAGGCCTGGGCATCTGCCGCAACGCCGCGCGCCATTACTCGTCGCTGTTCCTGTCCATGGAAATGTCGACCAACCAGGTCAATGACCGGAATATCGCCGCGCTCGCTCGGGTCGATATGTCCTGGCTGCGCAAGCCGGGCGAGACCGCCGCCGACAAGGAACGCTGGGATGCGATCGTCGAAGCGACGACGCGCTCGCGCCAGATGAACCTGTTCATCGACGACCAGACCGGCCTGAGCATCCCGGATATCCGCGCCAAGGCCCGCAAGATCAAGCGCATGCACGGCCTTGATGTCCTCTGCATCGACCAGCTCTCGTTCATCACCGGCGCCAAGTCCGACAAGCTGCACGAGGCGATGGGCGAGTACACCCGCGGCCTGATCGCCCTGGGCAAGGAGCTTGACGCCGTGGTGATCCTGCTGGCCCAGCTGAATCGCGAATGCGAGAAGCGCGCCGACAAGCGCCCGATCATGTCCGACCTGGGCGTGTCCGGCTACATCGAGCAGGACGCCGCCAACATCATCTTCCTCTACCGCGACGAGCTGTGGAACCCGGAGACCGAGGACCGCGGCATCTGCGAGTGGATCAGCGCGAAGCAGCGGCAAGGCAGCCCGGGCGTGGTTGGCCTGCAGTACATCGGCTCGCAGACCAGGTTCGAGAACCCGCCCTTCCGCTGGTTCCGCCGCCCGCCGGCCTCCAAGCCCACCACCAAGCGCGGAGGTTTCGAATGAGCGCCGATCGTGACACCTGCGTCCACTGCGCGCACTTCAGCATTGCCGGCCGCCCAGAGCTCGCAGCCACCGGCCACGGCTGGTGCGACTCCTGGGACATGCCCAAGCCCTGGAACGGCCAGATCGGCGTGCTGTTCGTGGAAGCGAAGGACCGGGCGCCGCGTGCGAGGTATGTGGCGCAGCAGCAGGAACAACAACAAGAATTGGAGAAAGAATGATCAACGAGATCCACTTCGGCGACTGCCGCGACAGCCTGCGCGCCATGGCCGCCGCCGGCGTAAAAGTACAGACATGCGTGACGTCGCCTCCTTATTTCGGCCTGCGCGACTACGGCCACGACGGGCAGATCGGGCTGGAAGAAACGCCCGACGCCTACATCGCGCGCCTGGTCGAAGTGTTCCGCGAGGTGCGCCGCGTGCTGACCGACGATGGTACGCTATGGCTGAATATCGGCGACAGCTACGCCAGTGGCGGACGCACCGAATACGATCCTGATCCGAAGCTGCCCAACCGCGGTGGCAAGCACCGCCAGCGCTCGACTGCCGCAAATGGTCTGAAGCCGAAAGATTTGATCGGCATCCCCTGGATACTCGCGTTCGCCCTGCGCGCCGACGGCTGGTATCTGCGCCAGGACATCATCTGGCACAAGCCGAACCCGATGCCGGAGAGCGTAACCGACCGTTGCACGAAGGCGCACGAATACGTGTTCCTGCTGTCGAAGTCGGGCCGTTATTTTTACGATCACGAGGCGGTAAAAGAAGCTGCGGCGGGCGTTCCGAACGGCGGCCGGATGCGCGCCGGGGTTAAGTCATTTGAAACTCAAAGCGGCGGAAAAGAATCGAGCACGCTCGGCGCGGCCGCTACCGAAACCCGCAATCGCCGCAGCGTTTGGACGGTTGCTCCGCGCCCCTACGCCGGCGCGCACTTTGCCGTGTTCCCGCCCGCGCTGGTCGAGCCGTGCATCCTGGCCGGCAGCCGGCCTGGCGATGTCGTGCTCGACCCGTTCATGGGAAGCGGCACCACGGCCGCCGTGGCGATCGAGCATGGCCGCCAGTTTATCGGCTGCGAGCTAAACCCCGAATACAAGCCGCTGCAGGACGAGCGGATTACCGAGGCGCACGCAGCAGTCGCGGCCCTGGAGGAGGAGCGAGCTACGGCCGCAGCGCAACTCGACATGTTTGTGGCGGCTGCATGACGCTCAACCGCACCCCCATCGCCCGCACTGGCACTCTCAAGCGCAAGACCCCGCTGCCTCGCGAGGCGGCGCCGGCGGCCGGCAAGCCGCGCACGAAGAAGTGCGGCAACCGCGCCTGCCGCGCGCCGTACCAGGTGGATCCGAAGCGCCCGTGGAAAAACTGGTGCAGCGACGACTGCGCCGTTGTGATCGCCGTCACGAAGCTGGACGCGCAGAAGGCGAAGAAGCAGAGGGCCGAGCGCGCCCAGGACAAGGCGAAGCTCGACGGCATGAAGACCTATCCGCAGCTCATCGCGGACTGCCAGCGCGCTTTTAATGCGGTCGTGCGCTGCCGGGACATGCTGGCTGGCCACGCCTGCATTTCGAGCGGTCGCGCGCTGGACTGGAGCGGCAACGCCGTCGACGCCGGCCACTACCGTTCGACCGGATCCGCGCCGCATCTGCGCTTCAACTTCGACAACTGCCACGCGCAGAGCAAGCACGACAACCAGTACAAGGCCGGCAACGCCGTCGACTACCGCATCGGCCTGATCGCCCGCATCGGCCTGGCGCGCGTCGAGGCGCTGGAGGCCGACAACACCCCGGCCAAGTGGACGCATGACGACCTGCGCCGGATGACCAAGGAATTCCGCGCGCAGCTGAAAAAACTGAAGGAGAAGGCATGAATAGTGCGATCCACAAGAACGCCATGATCAGCGAAGGCCTGTGCAAGCAACTGGTTGCGAGCTACCTCAGCAAGACACGGGGCGGTAGCGTGAAGCCGCGCGTGGCCCTGCGCGAACTGATCAACACCGTGTACGCACAGGGGCATCAGGCTGGCGTTCAATCGGTCTACAAGGAGGTTTTCGATGAGTAACGTTTCTCAGCTTCGCGACGGCAAGCATTACGCCCTTGAGGCAGAGATTGCGGCTCGTCTCAAGGGTTTGATTATGGAATACGAGGGCCGGATTTCCCTCGTTGCCACGGTCGGAATTCTCGAGCTAATCAAGGCGGATCTGCTGAAGGAGGCAGCATGACGAACGCATCGAAGGCTTGGGCCTGGCTCAAGTCGCTGTGCAGGCCGAAGCCGGCGCCTGCGCCGCGCATGGGTGAGCGCGCTCAACTGCACCGCTGGATTCAGCAACACATGCCTGAGCTCGACGCCGAGCTGGGCCCGATGACCAAGAACCAGGTGCGCATCCGCCTGAACGAAATCACCGGCTGCAACGTGTCCTCCGGCAGCCGTGTAGAGGATGGCTGCGCCGCGTTCCTGGCCGCGCTGAAGAAGATGAAGGAGTCCGCATGATCGACAACCACACCTTCTCCAGCCCGAAGGCCCAGGCCAAGATCGCCAGAATCCTGGCCGCGCTCGAACAACAGCCAATGACCCGCGACGAGCTGCAGTGCTTGCTGGGCATCGCCAAGCCGACCATGCGCCGCTACATCGCGCACCTGACCACGGCGCCGCGCCTGATCCACATCCGGCGCTGGAAGCGCACGACGGGCAAGCCAGCGCCGGTGTATGCCGTCGGCAGCCGCAAGGACGCCGCACCGCCGCGCGTCGCCACGCGCACCGAGCGCAATCAGCTGGAATGGCAGCGTATCAAGGCTGACCCTGACCGCCACGCCCGGGTAAAGGCCACCGCACGTGTGTATGCCCGCATCAAGCGCGCCTGCGCTACCCCGCAGCCATGGTTCGCTGCGCTACTCAACACCCGCACTATCGAACGGAGGAATGCACCATGAAGAATGTAAAGTACGGAGACCGGCGCGAACGCCAACGCGTCGCCGCGCGGGAGCTGCGCGAGAAGCTGCTGGCGGAACTCGAGCTGGGCCCGCGCACGATGCGCCAATTGATCGCGACATTCGGCCTGGAGCGCGAAATGATCCATCGCGCGCTGCTGGTGCTGCGCAAGGCCGGGCAGGCGCACAGCCAAGTAGATCGCCGGTCGGACGTCTTAGGCGTGATCGGCTCGACTTGGATGCTAACTGGCGACACCCTGCCCTCGCGCAATGACCCTGTGCCGCTCTACAAGCCGTCTCGCAGGGTGTCTAAGGGTCCATGGCCCGCCCCGCCGCGCGATCCTCTGCTGTGGGCACTTTTCGGAGCGCAGCCATGAACGCGCGCGCCAACTTCGACATCATCGCCCGGCTCGAGAACTGGAGCCGCTACTGCACCGAGACCGAGCGCCGCATCGAGGTCAGCCCGACCGGCAAGATGATCGACCGCGCGAAGCGCGCCGCCGGCATCATCGAGGACCAGGCCAACGAGCGCCGCAACGTCGACGAGGCAGACGCCCAGCTCATCGAGCGATGCATGCGCAACCTGCTGCCGAAGTACCGCGTCATCCTCAAGTGGCACTACGTGCGCCGTGCTCACCGTGGCGTGGTATGCCGAAAGGTGGGTATCGACCACCGGCCGGCGTCGATATTCGATGACCTGCTGAGGAAGGCGCATGAGACAATCGAGGCGCTGATAAATACTGACAAAGGGATGGCATGAACCTATATCTGGTGAAGCGAACCGACGAGTGTGATTACGATGAGTTCGATGCATTCGTTGTAGCGGCGACCTCCGCGCAAGAGGCTGAGGCGATGTGCAATTTCCATGCAGCCGTGCGCGGCCCCCTGTCCACCACACTGCTCGGGATCGCCGCAGAAGGCATCGCTGGCGAGATACTCGGGTCGTTCAACGCCGGCTGATCGGAAAGCAACAGGCCGCCGAAAAAGATTGACTATCGGCAAACAACAGGATAAATTCCAAGCTACAACTTAATTCCGTCTAGAAATTCGACGAGCGATCCCACCAGGATGACGCTCGTCCCTACGGACGACGATGAAGGCCCGCCACTGAGCGGGCTTTTTCTTTGGTGGGTCGCTCAACCCGGAAGCCGCCCCGGTAACGAGCGCGGCACATCGAAAGACACCATGGACGACAAAGCAATCGAGCAGGAAATCCAAGCCAAGGGCAAGACCGCGCCGCGCGTCACGCCTGCCGACATCGAGGCGAACATCGCCCACGAGTATTTTTTTACTGCCGCTCAGGGCATTGTTGGCTCGGTGGCCGCTGGCATCGAAGCCAAGGAGGCCGTGCCGTACGGGCCTGAACAGGTGGTTGAAATCCTCGACGGGCCAGCCAGCCTGTTGACGTTCTGTGTCATCGTCCTGAGTAACGGCTTCACCGTCACCGGTGAGTCCGCATGCGCATCGCCCGAGAACTTCGACGCTGTGATCGGTCGCAAGATCGCGCGCCAGAATGCCGTGCAGAAAATCTGGCCGCTGATGGGCTACGCGCTCAAGCAGCAGCTGCACGACGCAGCATAAGCGCCCTGCCCGGTGAAAGCCGGGTCCACACGACTTCGCCCTGTAGATATCGCAGGACGAAACCGTGTGGTGGACACCCTCCCACCCCTTCCGTCCGCCGTGTGCGGCACCACGAGGCGTGTCCACCCTCCTTGTCTCCTCTCCCTGGGTTGCCACTCGGGACTTCGCCCGGCCACGTGCCGGGTTCTTTTATTCCACCACCATGAGCGATAAACCAGCCAAGACCCGCAAGAAGGCGGAGACGGCTGTGGCCGCTCCTCCAGGTAAGCCAGGGCGCCCAAGCACGTTCAGCCAGGAAGTGGCGGACGAGATATGCGAGCGCCTGTCGCAAGGTGAGCCCCTGCGCCAAATCTGCCGTGATGACCGGATGCCAGCTTGGCAAACCGTCTATGGGTGGAAAGCGGCGCACGAGGATTTTGCCAAACGCATCGCGCACGCACGCGAGGCCGGCTTCGACGCCATCGCCGAAGAATGCCTGGAGATCGCCGACGAGACCGCGTTCGACACGGTGATCGGCGAAAACGGCGATCGCGCCAACACCGAATGGATCAGCCGCAGCAAGCTCCGCGTCGAGACGCGCCTGAAGCTGCTGGCGAAGTGGGACCCGAAGCGGTACGGCGACAAGATCACCCAGGAGCTCACCGGCGCCGGTGGTGGCGCCATCCAAGTTCAATCCGCCGCGGCCCTGACCGATGACCAGCTCGCGGCCATTGCCGCAGGCAACCCATGCAACTGACACAACAGCAGGCCGCAGCAATCCTTCTGGAGCGCCGCGCCGCGCGCAATGACCTTGTGACGTTCGCCAGCCGCGTACCGGTGCCTGGTTCGCCGTCGGAAGATGCTGACGAGGCCGCGCCGATCCCGCTGATCGAGAGCCACCAGGCCGAACACCACAAGCTGATCCTGCGTGAGCTGCAGGCGTGCATGACAAAGCGGCACGGCCGCCTGATGATCATGGCCCCGCCCGGCTCGGCGAAGTCCACGTATGCGACTGTCGTCGGCCCGAGCTGGTTCCTAGGGCGCGAGGCGAACCGCCGCGTCATCCTGGCCAGCTACGGCTCGGACCTGGCCGGCCGGCATGGGCGCCGCACGCGGCAACTGCTGCGGGCCCAGGAAACGACCGGCATCCTGCAATGCGAGCTGAGCGCTGAATCGCGCTCGGCAACCGAATTTGCCCTGACCAACGGCAGCGAGTACATCGCCGGCGGCATGATGTCCGGTATGACCGGTAACCGTGCGCACGGCATCGTCATCGATGACCCGATCAAGGGCCGTGAGCAGGCCGATTCGCAGACCGTGCGCGACAAGACGTTCGCTGCCTACGAAGACGACCTGCTCACGCGCCTGATCCCTGGCGGCTGGGTGGTCATCATCAATACCCGCTGGCACGAAGATGACCTGTGCGGCCGGATCCTGCCAGAAGACTGGTCCGGCGAGTCTGGTGATATCGAGTGCCGCGACGGCAACACCTGGCGCGTGCTGTGCCTGCAGGCTGAGTGCCAGACGAAGACCGACCCGCTCGGGCGCAAGCCTGGCGAAATGCTGTGGTCCGAATGGTTCGACGCTAAGCACTGGTCACAGTTCCGGCTGAACCGCCGCACCTGGTCGAGCCTGTACCAGCAGATCCCGGCACCAGCCGAAGGCATCCTGTTCCGCAAGGATGACATGGGCACCTACGACAAGGTGCCGGACGGCCTGCGCATCATTGGCGGCAGCGACTATGCGGTGACGCCCGACGGCGGCGACTGGACCGAGCACGGAATCATGGGCATCGCACCTGACGGCACGTGGTACTTGCTGGACTGGTGGCGCGGCCAGGTCGGCCCCGAGGAATGGATCGAACGGAAGATCGACATGATGATCCGTTGGACTCCGCTCGCTTGGTTCGGCGAGGCTGGGCCAATCCGTCGTTCGACCGAAGGCAGGCTGCGTGCCAGGATGATCGATCGGCAGGCGAAATGCCGCGTTGAGTGGCTGCCGTCCATCCAGGACAAGGCGACACGCGCACAGTCAGCGATTGCGCAGGCTGGTATGGGACGGCTCTTGTGGCCGCGCGCCGCCTGGGTGGCCGAGCTGCAGCGGCAATGCCTGGTCTTCCCGGCTGGGTCGCCCGATGACGGCGTCGACACCGTCTCTATTCTCGCGCGCGGCGCCGACACGCTCGGCAAAGCAGTGAAACCAACTCCACCACGACCCCGGCCGCCCGCTTCTGCCGGGGGCTGGATGGGATAACACATGGCTGACCTGAAGAAGACCCCGAAAGCCGAGGACGGCGACGACCTGCACGCCGAGGGCATCAAGATTTACGACTACGCGGTCGAGCGCGACAGCCACAACCGCGAGCGCTATGCCGAGGACATCCGGTTTGCGCGCCTGGGCGAACAGTGGCCCGAGGCCATCCGCCAGCAGCGCGAACGCGAAGGCCGCCCCTGCCTGACGCTCAACCGCATGGCTGCGTTCATCCGCCAGGTGGTGAACGACGCGCGCCAGAACAAGCCGAGCATCAAGTTCCACGCGGTGGGCGACGGCGCCGACCAGTGGACAGCCAAGGTGCAAGACGGCCTGGTGCGCAACATCGAATACAGCAGCAACGCCGATGTGGCCTATGACACGGCGATCGACAACGCTGTCTCTGGCAACGTGGGCTATTTCCGCATCACGACCGACTACGCCGCCGACGACGTGTTCGACCAGGACATCCGCATCGAGCGCATCGCGAACAGCCTGTCCGTGGTGCCGGATGCCTACTGCTTTGATGCCGACTCGGCCAACTGGAATGACGCCTTCGTCACCGAAGATTATTCGCTCGACGCGTTCAAGGCGAAGTGGCCGAAGGCCGATACCGCCAGCTTCGAAGGCGACCGCCGCGGCGATATGGCTGCTGGCTGGATGACCGACGACGGGCTGGTGCGCGTGGCCGAGTGGTGGAGGCGCCGCGAAGTGCCGGCTACGATCGTCAAGCTGTCCAACGGCATGGTGGTGCAGGCCGAGAAGCTGGAAGACGAGGAATTCGTCGCGCTGCTGGAGACTCAGGGCGTCACCGAGGTGGCGCGCCGCGAGACCAAGACCATGAAGGTCACGCAGCACCTGATGAACGGCTGCGAGATCCTGGAAACCAACGAGTGGGCCGGTAAGTACATCCCAATCGTGCCGGTCTATGGCGACGAGGTGATCATCGATGGCCGGCGGCATCTGTTCTCGATGATCCACCAGGCCAAGGACGCGCAGAGGATGTCCAACTACTGGCGCACGGTCTCTACCGAGCTGGTGGCGCTGGCGCCGAAAGCGCCGTGGGTGGGGCCGACC